ATTATTGTATTGTAGGGTATATAATATACAAGAGAAAAGGGCACCTACAAGAAGTAAATGCCCTTAATTGGATTAGAATGATAAGGAAGAACTGAATGTTAGACAAACAATGTTCTTAGGTTTATTAGCGTCCTTATCATAGTTAAAGATTGAACTTTCGGAATATCTAAATTTATCAGGACTATCTGCTAATTCCATATCTTGCGTTTCTACAAGAGTTTGAAATTTATCATCAGTAGTGATATATTCCATTAAGGCACGCATATTAACATACTCACCATTAACCTTTTTAGACAAATCGAACTTACTATCTTTAACCTCAACCATAGCCTTAACTACTGTATCCTTAGGTTTAGCAATTAAGTCTTTTTCATCTTTACCATTATTAGTTGAGAACAACCTAACCTCACAAGGACTATTTGTTTGATTAAGATGAACTTGTAAATCATTCTGTGTTTCGTTATTTAATTGTGACATTTTTACTCACTTTCTCGACATAAGCCGATGTTTTTTAACTAATTGATTGAGAAAACTCAACCAAACTTATAAGAAAATATAAGCAAAAAGGTAGGGTGGGTGCTATATATAAGACGTACATACATTCTAGTTGCATTTTTAAAAAATGGGTTGTATATTATTTAATTATGAAGATTCCAAAGAAGATGTTGTTTGAAATGGTTATGTCTGGAAAGTTACAGAGATATGATGAAGATAAAGATCGTTGGATAAAAGTAACCTTTGAACAAGGGAATGAAGACCATATTCATTTAAAGAGTATGCATTACGCACAAGCTGAGATAGATTTTGTATATGAGGCTATGCAGATGGGAGTAACAATATTTAGAGATTTGAACTAGTAATACTTATAGTATAAATACGCAAGTAAGTTGCTAAGTATTACTTAAAGTATACTAACAAAAAATGAGGATGTCAAGTAAAAAATGATAACAGGTAAAAAAAATACTAAGAAACCTACTATTAAAGAGATGGCAGGGATGATCGGAGCCTTGATGGTTCAGATAGAACAGTTGAAGATCCAAGTTTACAATGGCGATAAGGCCCTAGATGAATATATGGATATGAATGGTGATAAAGACGCCTTTATAAAATTTTTAGAAAAAAAATACCCATTAGATGATAAAGATAACGAGAAGACTGAAAGCAAATAACTTTGAATCCACTGATTATGAAGTATATCCCAAGCAAGAATTTAAGAAACTGGGTAAGAAATACAAACACTGGAACAAATGTAACCCTGGTGATTGGGGAATTAGTGATGATGGTTATGTGGCTGAGTGTTTACAGCGTAACATTTACGGTACAAGTATTGAAATGGTGTTTCCGTATGGTAGGCAATGGGTATCGAAGACTGGTAAATTAGAGTTCGAACCCCACTATCATAGTAAAAACTACAGTAATGTGTCTACAAAGACATATTCAGAGATAGAATCTACTAAAGATAGGGCAGAATTAGCAATAGATGCGTTTTTAGCCTACAAAACATCGGGTCAAAGGCCAGATTTTGAGAAGATTGGCAAGATATATAGGCCAGATCAGAAGAATCCAGCTGTTGCAGTGCGTAAATTGTTTAAAACCAAAGAGGTTAAAAAGATTATGACAGATAAGTTGAAAGAAATACTTACAGACAAAGAAATAGATGAAGGATTTGTTTTAGATACTATAAAAGATGCTATCAGTGTAGCAAAGGTAAAAGAAGATGCAGCTAATATGATACGTGCTGCTAAAGAATTATCTGAGTTTCTAGATATGAAACCTAAGAATAAACAAGTAACAGAATCTTTGGAGATGGACATGTCTCATCAGATTGCTGACACTTATGAAAAACAAACTAAAAAGTTAAAGGCAACCCAAACGAGATTATTAGATGAAGAAAACAATCAAGATTGAAGGCAAGGAAGAAAATATGATAGAGTTCTTAGCTGTGCTTACACAGGTATCAGAAGATTTTAAACTTGTTATAACAATAGTAGACTAATGGATAAAAAAAAGATATTATTAGAAATGCAGCAGGATATGTTGCTTTTCGGAAGAATGGTAATGCCTAATATGTTTAGTGAGAACTCGCCAGGGTTTCATTACGATATTGTAGAACAATTAAAGAGTGAACATAAACAGATTAATATTATAGCACCACGTGGACATGCTAAGTCTTCTATAGTTGCAGGGGTATATCCTTTATGGCATTTGATGATGGATCAAGGAGTAAAAGTAATTGTTCTTGTATCTAGAACACAATCTCATGCTACAAAGTTGATGGGTACTATAAAAGATGTATTAGACTACTCTCAAGAGTTTAGATACTTTTTTGGATACTGGGGACAGAACTCGGCAAGGAAGTGGACAAATACAGAGATAGAACTAAAAGATGGAAGTATTATTATATGCAAAGGAACAGGACAGCAGATTAGGGGAATCAAACATGGGAATCAAAGACCAACTTTACTTATACTGGATGATCCAGAAGATGAAGTTAATACAAAAACTTCAGAAGCTATGGAATATAACTTACGTTGGCTCTTGCAATCTGGTGTTCCATCACTTGATCCGTTACGTGGTAGAATTTGTGTTATTGGTACTCCGCAGCATGAACGTTGTATGGTTGAGACATTAAAAGATATGAAGGGTTGGAAGAATCTACAGTTTAGTCCAGATCTAGAGTCTGGTACTGCCCTATGGCCTGAAGTATGGCCTATAGATAAATTAAAGCAAAAGAAAGAAGAATTAGACAGTATTAACAGATTATCTGTGTTTTATAGAGAATATCTATGTCAAATTGTAGGAGATGAAGATAATTTGTTTCGTGCAGAAGATATTTCATATTATGACGGATACATAGAACAAGATGAACAGGGATTGTCGAATCTCATACTTACGAACATAAATGGTGAGAAAGTAGATGAGATTAGACCTGTAAACGTGTTTACTGGTGTCGATCCCGCATCTAGTACTAAGAAAGGAGCAGACTATAGTGTTATATTTAATATTGCTATTGATAGTGATAATAATCGTTGGGTACTCCCGTATTTCAGAAAGAGGGCGACTCCTCTAGATTTAGCAGATGCTATCATACATAATTTTAAAATTTACAAAAGTTCTAAGACTAGGATAGAATCTGTAGGTTATCAGGAGATGTTACGTCAATATATTAAAGAAAAAGCTGAGGAAATGGGTATGTTTATACCTGGGCTAGAGATAAAAGAAAATCCTAGAACTAGAAAATCATATAGGCTAGAAAGCCTACAACCTATATTTGCGAACAAAAAAGTGTTTATTAAAAAAGAAATGCAAGCACTTGTAGATGAATTGACTTTATATCCTAGGGGTAAGCATGATGATTTGCTAGATGGGTTCTATTATGCTAATAAAAATTGTTATAAACCTGCACATACAGCTGAAAGTGTTTATACTGAAGAAGATTCGTATTTATTAGCCCCTAGAAAAAGTTGGAAAACTTTGTAAAAAAGACTTGACAAGTTAATACACTTTGTATTATATTATCGATAAAACTTAAATGGATTACGACAAAGATAAATATAAGTTAGATATTAAGGATATTTTATCAAACTTGCAAGTAAAAATTCCAGAAGGATACATTGAGGTAAAAGTTGCCGAAGACAATACAAAACAAGACATCAAAGACAAGAAGACAGAACAAGAAAGACAATAAAACTGTTTTTGGATTTGAAAATGGTAGAATAGATGCGTATACTATACCTGAAGAAGTAGAACTAACAAGAGAATTATTTACAGAATATAAGAGTTCAAGAGAGCTCTGGGCACAAAAATTTCAAGAATCAGTAGAGTTTAGAGCTGGAGCTCAATGGACTAATGAAGAACAAGAAGTATTAGAGTCTCGTGGTCAAGCACCAATCGTAGTCAATCGTATTCATCCTATCGTAGAAACAGCTAAATCTTTACTTACTTACAACTCACCACAATTTAGAGCAACAGCTAGAGAAGATTCAGACAGAGATACTGCAAAAGTATTTTCTGATTTATTTCAATACATATGGCAAACATCGAGTGGTGATGAAGAATTAAAAAGAATTATAGATGATTACTATGTTGGTGGTATGGGAGTTATGCAGGTATTCCAAGATCCTCAAGCTGACCTAGGTAAGGGCGAAGTTTGTTTGAAGTCACTAAATCCTTTAGATGTCTTTATTGATCCAAACTCAAAAGATATGTATGCTAGAGATGCTGCACATATTTTAGTGTGTAAATATATGACAGACGAGTATGCAGAGTTAGTGTATCCTGAATATATGGATATTATAGAACAATCAAACCCAGAACCAGACAATGAAGATGATTATCCAGTAACAAATTTAGCAGCAACAGAAGGGCAGATGTTCTTTGGTGACGATGATACTACGATACACAATAAAAGAAAGTATACAGAACGTTACACAAAAACAGTAATGCCTTATTATAATATTTATGAACCTTTTTCTCAGAGAGAGTTTTTATTTACTCCAGAAGAATATAGTAAATATTTAACTAAAAGTTATATGAAAGTAAGAAAAATTACAGGAGAAGAGGTAATTGTATTTGAAGATGAGTCAGTATCACAGCTTTATGATATACTTATGGAAACAGGCGGTGTGTTTCATTTTGAATTACCAGATCCAG